AAATTCCTCAATAGTATCTACAGGGAAAATAACCATACGCTTAGAATCAATTCCCCTACTTTCAATCATCTGCTTACTAATGGCAGACTCAGTTTCAAAGTAAATGACTCCAGCGTTAGGATCAATATTGAGGAAATTACGAACGACACTAAGACAGAAAAAAGTCTTTCCCGTGCCCGATTCTCCAGCAATAGCAGTAATTTTATTTGAGGGAATACCCCCATACAAAGATCCAGAAACCAGGGCATTAAAAATGTAGCTCCCAGTATCAACAAAAGATTCAACGTCGCCAGCAGCAATGCCATCAGCAGCAAGGGCAGCGAATTCATTTTTACTATCCTTAATTACTTGTTGTAAAAAATCCATAATTCTCCTAACTAAAAAAACTCATGAGCGAAATCTTTCGCTCGGCATCCCAACCAATACATTCTAGCACATTTCTGAGCGGATCGTAAAACGACTTTTCAAATTGTGTCCTATAGTCCACGTACTTATCCAAATTAAATTCTTCTGGCAACCTACCAAAAAACGAAATTACATTTTCTTGGATTGGGTTTGGCATCTTGAGGTAGAGAAACTTGATCTTCTCTCCTTCTTGGATAAGAGGGTACTTATGAGTAAGATTATTACTTCGTACATAGTGATTATACAATAATGCACCTCTGACTTGAATAGGAGTCCTCTCCTTATAAATTGTTGAACGACTGGAATATTTTTGTAAACCATTACAACCTCGTGGGAAAGAAATGTCAAGATAATTTTGTTTACGAGTATCTTCTTTTATCTGTTCAATAAAATTAATAATGTCATCATTGGTTTGATTGATGATGATCGTGTATGCTTTATACAACTTGTCTCGAAAGTATGCTGGGGTGGAAGACCTAGCGGTTTCCATACCACAGATTTTCATCTTGGGTTCTTTGTATCGAACACCTTCACTATCCCATACGTTAAGAACATAACGTTTCTTGGCAGTCCAGAATCCACGGTTAGCAATGTTCTCCCGCTTCATTACCATTTTTTGGTCATAAGCATTTACATAGTCGGCCAATTCTTGGTAAGAACTTTTAATAAATTTCTCAAGTTCCATTTTACAGATCTTATCAAGGAATGAGACAACGCTTTCATTAGTTTTCTCTCTTCCCTTGTATATAGTTTCCACCAAAGGACCCAGATTAAGGTACATAGAATCAGTATCACAAGCAATAACATAATCAACTTCAGTAGTTTTGAGAATTTTATTTAAGTACTGATTCATCTTTCGCTCAATCCATCGAATAGAAAGTTGACCAGAAAGAGTGATTGCCTCAGCGATTTCCAGTTTGTAGTAACGAAAGTGCTCGTTGCCGATGGCGCCATAGGCAGAGTTAAGTTGAATCTTACGTGCCATCTGAATGTTATTACAACGAGAAATCTCTTTCTTCAATTCAACCGTTGGATTGTTTTCATACTCCTGCTTGGCAGCCAACATTTTCTTTTTGTAGATAGTACGTTCCTCATAAATTTTTTCCATGAGCTTTGGCAGGAATCCTTGATACTCAGTTGTATAAAAAGTGCCATTAGCACAGAGAGTTTTTCCTGACAAGTCACCTAAATTTATCTCCCGATTCAGCAATCTATCTACGTTAGCGTATGGATGCCTTTCCCCCAGAAGTGTTTCTGGAGAAAGATTATATTGCATGATCAAGTGAGGGTATAGACTATTAAGGTCAAAACTCACAACCCAATCATACAATCCAGGAACAGGTTCTTTTACAAATGCTCCAGCATACTTATTATCTTTGCTACTTTCTTTCTTAGGAGGAATAGCAATTTTTTGTTTGGCGAGATAAACATAAATGATGTTATCCCACATACGAACTTGAGAATATACATCCTCAAAATTTACTTTAGCATCGTATGCCATAGTAAAAGCAAGTTCAAGAAGTTTCATCTTGTCGTCTAGTTTATCTACCAGTCGAACGTCAATGATGTTGTACTTAACAAACTTATCCCAATCTTTAGTGTAGAACTCTTTGAAAGTATCGAACTCAGAGTGATCGAGTTTCTTTTCATCCAGTTCCACAAAAGCAATGTGATCAAGACGATATGATTCTTGGTTAGTATAAGTAAATTTCTTATACAGTTCAAGATAATCTAGTGTAGCAATACCCATCAAATCATAAGCAAAGTTCTTACGACCTTTGATAAAAATTTCCCTGGACATTGTATTTTTCCAAGGAGAAAGAAGACGAGCTTCTGCTTCTCCCACCATACGCTCAATCCTACGATAGATGTACGGAATGTCGAACAACTGGACATTCCATCCAGTAATCACATCTGGATAATTTTCCATCCACCAGTGAAGGAAACCTTTCAACAAACCAATTTCAGAATCGAAGTGAAGATAGTTAACTTCTTTATCGTCGTTATGATATGGACGAGAACCAAAAACAGTAATACGACCCATCTCACTGTCCTTGATGCTGATCAAAAGAATCTCTTGATCGGCAGATTCAATATCAGGAAATCCGTTTTCTGCTCCTGTCTCGATGTCGAGAGTAAAGACACGAATCTTACTAGTGTCATATTTCATTTCATCTTCAGGATACTCTTGAAAAATATACTGATTCAGAAACCGTGTCTGACCATAGATTTGAAAGTCATCAATATCTTTATGATCTTCAATAAACTGTTTGGCATCACGGATACTCCCCTGCATTACTGGGCGAACATTCTTTCCGTCAAGAGTTTTCCATTCCTCCTGCTTGGCAGAAGGAAGGAACAATGTTGGATTGAATTGAACTTTGTCTTGAAATTTTCTACCATTTTCATAACCACGAACGAGAATAGAATTCCCGGATTGTTCAACACTGGTGTAAAATTTCATTCTTCAGGTTCTTCGTCAATAGGTACAGGTTTTTCAATATCGACCGAAGCACGATACTGATTGTAAATAAAATTGGATGGGTCCGCAATTAAACTGATTTCAGATGATCTGACAATAAATTCACGGTCTTTAGCGTGGGGAGGGAAGGCTCCTAGGCAGGAACCCTCCACCTCATACGGGTATTTTAGCACACAATCAGGATCCCCAAACTCCACATCAGGAATTTCTTCAATTTCTGAAACAATCCAGATGCCAGCAAACCTGATTAATTTAACATCATTCATTTGGCATCACTTCAGGATTAATAACTTTTCTAATTTCTTCTTGTTGAAGACGAGCATTTTCATTTTCTTCAATTATTTTTTCCGCTTGCTCAATTTTGGATTGATAAGCTACCGATAATCCTGGATCTGGTTGTCCTATAGCAAGAACTCCATCGTAGGGAATTTTATATTGAACATCAGTAGAATAAGGACACCACTTACTAAATTTAACTTGTAAATCTTGTTCTGGATTATCTGTATTTTTTACTTCCACAAGTGAAAGGGTATATGGGTGAGTAAAAACTAAACAAATGCCCTTTTTATCTTCCCCGTCTCCCTCAAAAGCTTCTTGAAGAAGAGTGATTATTTTTTCTCCAGTTTTTAAAATTACGATTGCTGGTGATTTATTCATTTTCTTTTACCTCATTAAAAATTTCTTGGTTGTCAATTACACTGTAATATGGTTGTACAGTTTCAATATATTTTTCTAAAATTTGATCTTTCGGTTCTCCTATACTAACAACATAATCAAAAGGAATTCTAAATTGTAAGCTTTTAGAGAATGGTGACCATTGCTGAAAAATAATTCTTACTTCATTTTCATCAGGTGTGTCTTTTGGAAATGTGTAAGAAATTACCATAGGAACTTCAATCAAGAAGCACAAAGGATCTTCAGTTTCTTCAACCATTAACTCAGTTAATTTACATATGATATGCTGTTTATTTTTCAGCATAACAATTTTAATGTCTTCCATAAATTTAATTTTTCAATACTTTAATTATACCACAAAAAGAAACGGGGGTCAAGGTTGGATTTTGCCAACCAGACCCCAAGCGACGACGATATTTGGGTAACCCCGTCAGTATTTATTTAATTGTGGTTGGAATTTGTATCCTCTGTCAAAAATTGAGAAGTTTTAATAGATCTACCAATATTATAAGTTGTTTTCTTTTGATGTTCAGGAATAATTTTTTCCAAAGAGATTGTCAACAAACCATCTTCAAAATCAACAGAAGAAACTTTTACATCCTCAGATAGTTGCCACGAATTATTAAAGGAACGTTTGGACAAGCCTTTGTGTAAGTAATTTCTTTCAGTATCTCGTTTCTCAACTTTAGAGGTAACTCTGAGAATGTTCTGTTCTGTAGTGACTTCAATCTCATTTGCTTTAAATCCAGCAAGAGCGATTTCAATTTCGTAATTAGCGTTATCATGTTTGATAAGATTGTACGGAGGATAGTTGGTATTGTGACCAGACATAGCATCTAAACGATTAAAAA